ACTCAACTTACGAGAGGAGTTAATTTCAGACGGTCTCAAGGGCATCAAGAAGTTAGATCCTGCGGATTTCCACACACTCAACTTGTTTGTTCCGGAAGCATTTCGCGAAGAGCTCAGAGACCGTCTGATTCAAGTGTATCGATAAGGGCGAAAGCTGGTCGCCCGCGAGTTTAATGATCAAGTGAAAGCAAGATCAAAAGACCACGTGGCCCCGTTTTGCGAGTTCGATTTTAAGCAGGACGGGGAAGACGAATTCGATGATCTCGATCTGCTGACTGATTTAACAGGTAGTCGAGTAGCGAACGATGTGCAATCGAGAATTATCGCGGCGGCACAGAGGTTTAGTTTACTCGGCACAACCGGAAACTCTCTTATAAGTTCAGTGACCACAGAGATCAATGCGGGCTCAGTCGCTTATATCGATCGAGCAAGCCAGGGATTAGCCAACAGAGTTATCAGTATTGGTCGAAGTGACGAAGCAGAAAGCAGGAAGGATAAATGGGAGCGGGTTGAATACAGTGCTCTACTCGACGCGAATGTTTGTGGTCCTTGTGCGGATGAAGATGGAAAGACAGCAAGTAATGAAGATGATCTTCAGCCCGTGCCTAACCCTGAATGTTTGGGTGGGGATTATTGTAGATGTTTTCACGTTTGGATAAATCAATGAAAATCGCAATCCTTGAGCTTTCACCTGAGTTATTTGTTGAGTTTGCTAAGGCATGCAAAAAAGGACCGCCACGGCGCTTCACTGTAAAAGCCAACGCGCTACCTGACGATGCCAGTATTGTCAGAGTCGGATTTACTGGAGACTCTCAGGGTCTTTATACCCTAAAGTTGGTCGTTCAATCCGAGACGTTCGCAGACGTGCCAAATGGCGAGATGATCCCCGAACTGCCAGCCGTGGTTTTTGAGACCGTCAATGACGAATGTGCCAAGGTGGCCGCGTGACACCGTGGTCCTTCTTTGACAGGCGTATCTGCCTTACTACTCTTGCAGAAGAATGGGCCATAGGATCGCAAGAGTTCGCTCGTGTTGGTTTAGAAGTAGAACGCTTTCAATCAATACCCGACATAGGACCACATCAAAGCTTTAGCAAGTCAGAAAGAGAAATCCTGTGCCAGTTCTGGTTAGAAGAAAAACCACAAACACTCCTGCACGTTGAGGATGACTGTGTCTTTCGTGACCTCTCTTATCTCGAACAAGCATTAGGTGAACTACCGCCGGAATGGGACATTGTTTACCTTGGCGCAAATCTTATCTGTTGGAATAATGGCGAGCCACAACCGGAGCGATATTCAGAGCATTTATTTCGTGTAAAAGCAGCGTGGACCACACATGCAGTAGGCTATAATCGCAAATGTATTTACGAGATTCTTGCTAAGCAACCAGCTTTGTCAGAGCAGATGTTTGATCAGTATTTATCAGGAAGACTGGCAGAGTTAAATGCGTTTGTAGTAGCGCCAATGGTTGCTTATCAGAGACCGCGATTTAGTTCTATCTGGAACAGAGCTGATGACTACACGCCTATATTTGAGGCGAGCGATGCGAGATTGAAATGAGCGATGGCCAATAAAGAGACGAACGCCGCCATCGCGGGCATTTACAAAATCACGTCACCATCTGGCCGTGTCTATATCGGGCAAAGCTGGAACATTTATAGGCGCTGGCGTCACCACAGGAACGACCCTCGATCCGATGGATTGCTTCAGAGGTCATTTCGGAAATACGGCGTCAACAAACACGTCTTTGAAGTCATTTTTCCTTTACCGCGAGATACGGATGCCGCGACAATCAATGAAGCGGAGCGGTTTTTCATTGGCCTATTTGCCGAGCGCGGGATTTCAATGCTGAATCTGACTGAGGGCGGGCGGAATGCGCGAATGAGCGCCGAGCAAAAGGAAAAGATCAGACAGGCGCTTAAAGGTTACGAGAGAACCGCAGAGCATAAAGCTAACATCAGCCAGAGCAAGAAGGGCGTTCCGAAACCGGAGAGTTATAAGCGGCATTTGCGTGAGACGATGAAGGGCAGGCCAGCCACATGGCTGCGAGGCAAGAAGCTGTCCCCCGAGCACGTAGAAAAGATCAGGCTTACATCTACGGGGCGTAAGCACACAGAAGAATTCAAGCGCGCATTATCCGAACGTAACAGAGCGCGGATCAGCGGCAGAGGGCGGGTGATGGTATGACTCGGACTCATTTAGTGACATTCTCAGATGAAGCAATGAGCCGCTCGCGAGCGTTATGCGTTGACTCCGCGATGAAGCATGGCTGCAATATCGCAGACGCGCACAGCCTTTACACGCTTGAACGCATGACGGAGTTTCATGCGGACTGGGTTGGCCTTCGCGGTGTTGGCTACTGGCATTGGAAACCGGTGATAATCAGCAATGCGATGGCCGAGCGCGAAGATGGCGACATCGTCCTTTACTCAGACGCCGGAGTCGAGTTCATCAACAACGTCAACTACATCATTGATCGCATGGATCAAAACATCTTCCTGTTTGGCAATAATTGGGAGCATGCACATTGGTGTAAGGCTGATGTTGCTAAAGAAGTATGGCCGGAGTGGTGCACGCATGGCGGCAGTGGTTGTCATTGCCCAAACGGCTTTTGGGAACGTTTCCGTAAGCAAGTACAAGCCTCTGTGATCTTCTTCCGCGTCTCTGAGTACTCCCGCAAGTTCGTAAAAGAGTGGCTCGATTGGTGTGTCTTCGAAGGCGGGCGACTGATAGATGATTCACCATCACGAGCACCTAATCATCCTGAATTTCAAGAGCATCGACACGATCAGGCAATCCTGACTACGATGGCCTACAGAGAAGGAATTAGACTGCATTGGTGGCCTGCGGTTTACAATAAAGGAGGCTCGCCAGAGTTCATCTATGAGAAGTTGCCGGAGTACGCGGGAGATGCCTATCCCGTACTCTTCTCGCATCATCGGCGTCGAAACCACGAGTGGAGCAACGCCGCATGAGATGTTCTTGCGGAGTAAAGAATTGTCCGATGCCGTGGCTCCAGTGGGTTGCGGGAGCACTCATCGTGTTATTGACGTGGGCGGTTGGGCATCTCTATTGGTGTTAGTAAATGCGCGTAACTCTCAACGAAGAATGGAAAGAGATCGCGCGCGTTCCGCTGCCAGACTGGACGGGAGCGCTGAACGATGAAGAGCTCGAAGCGATGCGTCAATATGTCGAAGCCTAGTGCATCGAAGCCTTGCTTGAAAAGGACTAATACCAGACCGTCTAACGTAGAGATCGCGGCAGGGTTTATCGTGACGAACGGCGCGGCCGTGCTCGGTTGCTTGCTCTTGCCGTTCGGCGGCATCAAGACCCTGATCGGTATTGCGTGTTTAGGCTTCTTTGTCTTTGGATGGGCGCGAGCTTTCAATAGTGACTTGCCGTGGCGGAAGCTATGAGGGTAACTCTCAACGAGGAAAGCCAAGCAATCTGGCAGTCACAAAACCTCGAACATCTACGTTACGAGTATGACCTCAGTTCTAACAGCGTTGTTATTGATCTTGGTGCTTATCGCGGTGAGTGGGCGAGCGAAATAAGAGCACGCTACGGGTGTTGTGTAATATGCGTTGAGCCGACCGACGCGATCGATGGCTGGCAATGCGAGACGATCAAGAAAGCAGCATGGACATTCGACGGGAAGCTGAGGTTCGGCGGCGCCTACTATTACAGTTCAGCCTTTGAAGATCCGGTCACAGAGTTTGAATGCTTTGATGTGAATTCCCTGCTCTCACGGTTCGATGAGATTGCGCTATTGAAGATGAACGTAGAGGGCGCGGAGTATGATCTTCTGGAGCATGTTTATCGAGCGGGTTTGATGCCGCTAATTAAAGATCTGCAAGTGCAGTTTCATTTAGTTGAGGGTGAAGATTCACGTATGCGGTACGAAGTAATCGAGAACCTGTTATGTGAGACGCATTCGATCGCAAAGTTCGATTACCCGTTCTGTTGGGAGAACTGGTCCCGCAATGATGCAACAGCGGCGGCAGAGGCGTTTGCAGAGCGCGCGTGGTCAGGTAATTCGTAAGCAGGTCATTATGCTTAGCTTCTTAAACAAGTACGCCAAGAACTTTTTCGCCAGTCAGAACGGCGAAGAAGGAATACTAGTCGAAGTTGTGCGGCGCTTGGCGATTGACGAAGGCCATGCAGTAGAGATCGGTGGCTCGAACGGTCTGTTTTGCAGCAACACTGCACTGCTAATCAAAGATCACTTGTGGTCGGGACTATTCGTAGAGGCGTCATACAATCTCTATCTGGAATGCAAAAAGAATTGGGCCGACAATCCGCGCGTTAGATCACAATGCTGTCGAGTGGACAGTAAAAACATTAATGCATTTGTTGATGAACGATGTGACTTGCTATCAATCGATGTCGATGGTGCGGACTACTACGTCTTCGAAGGATTAAAAGCCAAGCCGAAGATCGTGATTGTAGAAATTGATTCGAGCATTCCACCGGGGAGTTATGAACGGAACGCAGATGGAGCTTGTGGCTATACGCCAATGGTCGAGCTGGGGATTTCGAAAGGTTATTTCCTATTAGTACATACTGGAAATCTCGTGTTCATCGATGAAAAGTATCGAGACTTATTTCCAGAAGTCAAGAGTAAGCATCCACTGATTGATTCGGAGTATTACTTTAATCGAAGC